TTAATTTTATTTTTTCTATTATTGCTCTTGCTTCGAGTATTGCTATATAATCTTTCATAGCCCTAATTTGAATATCGTAAGTGCTACGCGGGCAGGTAGGTTTAAAATCAAGTGTTTTCTCATCCCATTTTTTAAGCATTTCTGTTAACCCATTAATTCTAATATGTCAATACTCATTTAAAATGTACTTATATCCTCAAATTCATATTTAAAAGGTAGACCGGTGCTTTCATCGAATCTAATCGTCTGGTCTAATATATAATCTGTAGGTTGTAATATGATAAAAGAATCAATTTTTATTTTCTCACCTAAAACTTCAATATATTCACTCTCATTTTTTATATGATATTCGGGTCTTAGTTTATTGCTACCATAATAATTTTCAATGTCATTAACTACACTATGAAATGTAAAATTTTTACCAAAATTATTAATGTCATTTTTTAACTCAGTAATTGCCATTTTTGGAACACCTGCCACAGTCAAATGTAATTTTCCATCTTGTCTATAGCAATATCTCTTACAACCTAACGTTTTAAATTCGGTTATAATTGATTTATCAGTCTCGTTTTCGGCTTGACCAATTATAAAACGCTTTCCGTTATATTCTACTATTCCATAACCAGTATTTTTAGCTTTCTTCTCAATATTTTTATTATATTTTTCAACTCCCTCAAGATTCCAATTAGTTCCCTTACATGAGTCTGTATCTGAATATATCCACGTTCCACAGTTTTTTCCTAATAAGAATAAATTTCGTTGTGCGTAGGATGTCACCCAAATAGCCCACTGATAAGGAAGAAAAGAAGAAGATTTACTATAAAATTTATTAAATTCAGTTTCATCTTGCATTTTCTTATTCCATGTACAATCATCAAAATTCTCTTGAATTTCTTCTCTTAGTATTTTCTGTGCGCACATTCCGTATAATGAATTTAGCATGCCTTTGCTTATCATATAATTAATCGGGTCAACATTTTTTAGAGTACATTTGTTATAGTATAACTCCTGTATATAATCCCTAAACCATTTTGGCAAATAATCTTTTCTAGCATATCGACAATCGCTAACGGATATATATGAAAATGAATAGTTATCAATTATCGCAATTAAATCGGGGTCTGAGAAAGGTATTTTCAAAAACTTACATTCTACAATTCTACCATTATCCACAATCAAACCGTCACGCTTAATTGTTTTACATTTACTCAATGCAATAGGTGGCATTGGAGACTTTGTATCTAATTTGAGATTGGCAATCGTTACATATCCGAAAAAAGCAAAATCATCGGACATATCAATAATATCATCAATTGTGATTTTATTTGTTTTTTTAAATTTTTCCATTGGAAATTTTTCGTACAACATTACAGCAGGATAGCTACTAGCGAAATCAAATGATAATAAATCATGACATATCACGTCAATGTAGTAACGATTAGCATGAGTATAACCACCATGAAAAACCTCACTTAAAATAAGGTAATCATTATAAGTTAGCTCTAGCTCTTTAAATTTATATCTCCATTTTTTATTAGTTCTACTTCTTTTTCTACATTCATTTCGTATAAAACCAGTTGACGTGAGAGGAACATCACTTGTACAGCATTTTCTTGAGCGAAAAACAGAACGCAACGCAAGACAAAGTGATATAGTATCAACATTTACATAATATTTCTCTTTTAAACTTCTCTCACTATGGGGACTACGAATTTTGTTATAATCCCAATAACCTACGGCTTTTTTGACTTTGATGTTTTCATCTTTTGTTAGTTTATCTAATGATTTTTGGGTTAAAATATAAGAATCTCTAAATTCAAAAAAACCAAAATCCATAGAGACATATTTATGAGTTTTTACAGCCAAAGAGTTAATTGGAATACCATAATGAGATATTAGTTCATTTCTTAGAAAAACGTAGTCGTATGATAAATTATGCACATATATAATCATACGATTTTCTAAGCCATCGCTTAGCTTATGCTGTATACTATCTAAAAAACTAAATAAATCGTTAATAGTTCTACAATAATATGTTCCGATTCCCTCAAATGTCATGGAAATATCAGTTATAAAACCGTTATTTTTATATATGCAAGTTTCCGTGTCAAGCGTGACTATTTTAGTATAGTACTTTCTTTTTCCTCTACCCCGTTTTCCATTGGATATGAAAGTTGGTTTTATACTATTTATGGGAAAATCATTCATATTTTCAAAAATTTCATATCCTGATACATTCATAGATTACCTCTTTTTTCGTATTTTTTCTTTGAGCCTATCAGATGCCGATTTATAAGTGGTATTTCTATTTTTACCTCTATTCACAAAAAGGAATTTTTCCATTTCTAAAGTACTAGAAAAACCTAAATTTTCAGCGATTATCTGGTATTCTTCTTCTACAGTTTCATTATTAAATTTGTCGTTATATTCATTAAATAATATTCGTAAATCATCGGAAGTGAATCCAGCTTCTTTCATTCTGAGAACTCTATCTGAACCTAATATTTTTCCATATTCGTGTTCTGTCATAAATTTGATGAATAAATTATAATCTTCAATATCTTTAAACTTGACACCATATCTAATTTCTGTTGTTCTCATCTGATTTAATATTTTATCAGTTATACCCTCAATTGTTGAAGTTGGCATAGACAGGAATTCTTTTAAGTATCGAATTTCTCGATTTATTTTAGAATCATATCTACCACTCTCTCTGAATGTTTTTCTTTTACTCTTTTTAGTTCCATTTTCCGTGTAAATAGCTTCTACTAGTTTATCATAACTTTTGATCGCTCCAAATTTAATATTAGCTTTTTCTAGTTCTTTTTTACGTTGGTTAGCTTGCTTCGCTAGTTTGTTTCTCTCATTCACAAGCCTGCCCTTTTCTGTTTTTTCTCTTCTTTTTGTAGCTCTAATTTCTCTACTTTCTTCTACACTTTTAATCAGTGCAAGATAATCTTTTTTAACCTCTCCTTTAAATTTAGGTACTTTCTCAAAATCTTCCACAGTTTGTGAAAGGAAATTAATTAGTTCTAAAATTTCTTTACCTGTTTGAGCGTCATCTTTTCCATATGTTCTATATTGCTTTCTTTTAGTGTCTTTTCCAAAGGTTCTTTTTAATCCCCTTTCATACGATTTTCTAGCACGGGGGCTTTTTCCCGTGCTTTCAAGCTCTTTATAAGTAGCTTTTGCAATTTTTGACAATTTATTTCTAATTTTTGTAAGATTACTCATCATTCATACCTCCTACAATATATCTTCATCAACTATAGTTGTCCACGATATATCATTCCTGCCATAACAACGGCCAGTAAAACGATTAATTTTCTTTAACATTCCTGCAATTGAAGTAGAAATGACTTTGTATTGTTCACCGTCTTTCATTCCTACAACATACAATATATACATTTGTTTTTTTCCGATATACATTTTAACCATTTATTTATCTCCTATAATATCATATGCCCAAGTTATACTACTAATTAACTCATTACATTCTTCAAATGTGATAAAATCAATCTTAAATAACCATTTTATATGCTGTTCAATTTCATCCATATATAATATGAATTTTTCTAGTGATATATCGCCTCTCATTTCTGACTCAATTTTTATTTTAATATCTGCGTTAATACGTCTTTTTAAGTTCGTAAATAATACCATTATTTTATCTCTCCTTTCACTATTTCATTGCTAATCAAAAAGGTGCTGAAAAATGTGTCCACACAAAACCACTCATTAGTAATTGCATTGTGACAATCCAGAAATCGGTTTCCTTTATTAACTATGTCAACAGCAACATTTTGTTTTACAATTGTTCCACTTTCTCTGTCTTTAATTGTGATATACCAAATCATTATATCTCTCCTTTCTTCATAATTAAATTATACTACATATTGATACATATGTCAAGCATTAAATAAAAATAATAGCACTTTTGTGCTATTATAATAATAAACGAATTGCTTCTTCTGCAAACCCTTTTATTTCCATATTTACAAATCTAACTAATCCTAACTTATATTGTTCCACTAACCCGTTTAATACAGGATTGCTCTTTCTTTTAGCATATACTGTTAGCTCGTTATGGTCTCCTTGTGTTAAAGCAAAATTATATAATGATGATGGGTCATATTTAAAATCAATGTAATATATACGAGTATTGTTATCAATCCACACTCCGAACCGTTTTCCTAAATAATCTATACTAAAAGCGAAATGTGCAAATGGGGGTCTAGGCTCCACAAAAGAAACGCTATCGTTAATAAATTCTCCTTTTACAGCATATTTTCCGTATTCTGTATGCTCAATCATTTTTAGGAATTTACAGTTACTTTTTTCTTCTTTTAATTGTTCTGTTGCGGTAGCCCATTGATATAGCACATTTTCACTTTTCCATATTTTACCTTTTTCTATTTTCGGAATCCGAAAAGCAGGGTGTAAATGGTAAGGGTTGTAAAAACTAATACTGTTGGCTAAAAAGAAACAGCATATATAATCTCTTTCCCTGTCTAATGTATGATATATATTTAATAATAAATCAGGTTCTTTCCATCCGTTTACATAACTAGCAGAACCTTTTTCATCAACTATATATTCGTCAAAAATTAACCATTTTACAAAAGGTCTATTTATCTTTTTAATTTTTGTAGCTTCTGACAAAGCGATGCAGTGACCTAATGGTTTTTTAGTTTTTTCTGTTATAATTTTTCCTTTTTCATCTTCATATTCTTCTTCGGATAATAGAAACATTGTTCCTTTTTCTTCTTCAAATTCTAAATTTGAAAATTCGTTAACCAGAACTTTTTTAAAAGCATCAAACATAATCCCTCTTTGCTTTTCCTGTTGTGTGCGTACAATATAAACAAACTCCTCATTGTTATAAATGGCTCGTTCTACACAAAACATTTCTGTAGTATATGTTTTTCCTAAAGTTCTTTCACTGTTTATAAAATTGAAATTTCTTTGATACGGTAAGAGTTTTTTAATATTCCAATATTTTCCACCATATTTTCTTGGCATGAAAGACACCCCCTTAAAATAAAAGAGAATTGAACTTCTTCATAAATGGTAGCCACACCAACACATAATCAGGTAGTTTTCACGCTATAGCATCCCAATTATTTATTTATGATAGAAACTTTCAATCCTCAATTTCATTATATCATATAAAAACATTTTTAGCAACATATTTCGAATGGTATATCATCAAAATTATCATAAACGAACCCGCAAACCTTTACATAAAACCCCCTTTTTTCGATTTCTTTGTAAAGTTTTAACATTGCAAATGTCTTACAATTAATTTCAATGCCAGTGGTTCGTTTAATTTTCCTTTCTATTTCTTCAACATATTTTTCAATTTTGATGTTGTAGCGTTTTACATTAGTGTTCGATGAAAAGAAAAGGTCTATCTCTCTTGTTTTAATTTTATAAGGTGACATCTCTAATTTTTTACATATGCCCCTAGCTGTAAATATATCTGTTTTATTTATCATCTTATCAACTCCTTTATAAAAAGGGGTGCATATGGCACCCCCTATAATCATGTAAATGGTTCTTGGTCTTTTCCAACATGTTCATTATAATTATCAAGTATAATACCTGTTAAAATTTCTCGTCCTTTTTTGGAATTTGGATACACAATATCATAATAACTATTTTCATGTTTTCGCTGTGGCATACTAACAAAAATCCCCTGCTCACCCTCAATAATGCGAAAACCCGAAACGACTAATTGACCATCAAATTCGAGAGTTGCAAATGCTTTCAAGTTACTTTCTGATTTCATTTCATTAATTGTTACTTTCGTTACTTTCATTACAATTATCCTCCTTTTCTTCGATTACGGTACTGTTAGCGATAAAAGTTTTTAAGTCCATAACTCTCTTCTGAGTTAAAGAGCTTACTCTCATAACCATCACATTTTCCTCTGGATATAACTTTTTCACAATTTTGGTGGCTTCTTCGATCGTCAACTCTTTTGTTGTCATAATCTGCTCTTGTGGCATGTTCTCGGTTCTCGGTTCACCATTTTCATTGTACACTTTAATAATGTCAACATAATTTTTTACAATTGTTCTTGAAAATTTCATTTCATTCACTCCTTTTTAGTTTATCTTGTATCTGTTTACATTAACATTATAACATATGAATACCACAAGTCAACATATAATGCAGAAAAATGTAATGAAATTATTTGACTATTTCTCGATAGTCATATATAATATAATTGTAACTTGATTTGCACGCATATATAATCGGTTTTGAAAGGAAGGTGTAGAATATGGATGTAACTACTGTAACTCAGTTAATCGGGTCTTTAGGTTTCCCAATTGTTGCTTGTACCGCTTTATTTTGCCAGAGCAATAAACAGGAAGAACGTCATAAGACAGAAATGGAAAAGTTGAGTAACGCTGTGAATAATAACACGTTAGCGATTACTCAGCTTACAGAAAAACTCAGTTTGAAAGGAGAATAGAATGGCAGTTAGAAGTTATGACGATTTAATGACAATGATTAAAAACAAAATCGGCGATGATACGAGCGATGAATCAATCACACTGATTGAAGATTTTACAGACACATATAATTCCCTCACCGATGGAGAAAACTGGAAAACAAAATATGAGGAAAATGATGCCATGTGGAGACAGAGATATAAAGACAGATTCTTTTCTGCCCCTATCACAAAGGAAGAAAAAGAAGAAAAAGAAGAAAAAGAAGAAAAAGAAGAAAAAGAAGAAAAAGAAAAAGATATTGAAGATTTATTTGAATAGAAAGGAGAATGAGAAATGCCAAGTTTACCAAAATTTAGCGTTATGAACGCATCCAGTATGGAAATTGTGAATGCAATTAGAAAAAGTGCATCTGCACAGTATCAGCAGGCAGTACCGCTTGCAAATTCAGATATTCAGAGTTTAAGGGATGTCGGAACAGCTATTATGGCTTATGAGCCGTTACAGAATGAATTTTTATCAACTTTATTTAATCGTATCGGAAGAGTTATTGTAACTTCCAAAACTTTCTACAATCCGTGGTCAGCATTTAAAAAAGGATTAATGGAATTTGGAGAAACGATTGAGGAAATCTTTGTTAATATCGCCAATGCACAGGACTTCGACCCCGAAACGGCTTCCGAACAGTTTATGAAACGGGAAATTCCAGACGTGCGCTCTGCTTTCCACGTTATGAACTATCAGAAATTTTATAAAGTTACAGTATCAAATCAGGAATTGAGACAAGCATTCCTTTCATGGCAGGGTATCACAGATTTAATTTCCAAGATTGTGGAAAGTATGTATACAGCACACAATTATGATGAATTTCTGATGATGAAATACTGTCTTGCACAGAACATCATTAATGGTCGTATGTATTTACATACAGTTCCAGAACTCACAAAAGAAAATATCACTGATATTGTGACGGAAGTCAAAAAGATGAGTAATAGTTTTGTTTATCTTTCTGATAAATATAATGAAAGTCATGTATATAACCACACACCGAAGAATGAACAGTATATTATCACAACTTCTGATTTTGATGCTATGATGGATGTTAATGTTTTAGCGACAGCTTTCAACATGAGCAAAGCTGAATTCATGGGGCATCGGATTCAGGTCGATTCGTTCGGAGAACTTGACACAGAGCGCCTTAAAAAATTATTAGGGTCTGCATATGTTGACATCTCAGCAGAAAACATTGAGAATTTGAAAGCGTTACCTGCAATTTTAGTTGATAAAGATTTCTTTATGATTTTTGATAATCTGTATGAATTTACAGAAGATTACAACGGACAGGGATTATATTGGCAGTATTGGTATCATGCATGGAAAACTTTTTCATGTAGTCCTTTTGCCAATGCGTGTGTATTTAATACAAAAGAGGGTAGTGTAACTAAAATTATAATTAACCCAACTTCTATCACTTCTATTAAAGATGCAGAATATGATATTAAGGTAAATGTAACAGGAACAGGATTTTTCAACAGAGATTATAAATTTGAACAGGGTGAGGGACAGGAAAAATTTACTAGTTACTTAGGTAACGGAAAAATTAAAATTATTGGAGAAGAGTCAACAACTAGTACCAGAAAATTCTCTTCAGCGGTAAACAGTGGCATTAGTGCTAATTTAACTGTTAATACTAAGTCATGAGTATCGCGCCAAGCACGATAATTCGACTTTTAAAAAATGTTCCGCTTAGTAACGATTATCGTGATACAATATACTTTGGGGACTCTGGTTCCCAAAGTGGTTACTTTAGCGGTCTGACAAAATACACATTAACGGAAAACAGTTATCAGAGATATGGAAAAGGTGTTCTCAGAATCGAAAAATTAGCAGATGATTTATTTGATTGTAATTATATGATGTTTCAAAATGAAAATTTTGGGAGTAAATGGTTTTATGCATTTATCACTAGAATTGAATACATTAATAACGTGACTTCCGAAATTTATTATGAACTTGACGTAATGCAGACATGGTTAACTTCTTTAGTTTTTAAGCCTTGTTATGTAGAACGAGAAATGATTGTCAACGATGTAATAGGCTATAATCTTGTTCCAGAAAATCTTGAAACAGGGGATTATATCTATACTCAATTGGCTGACATTGACGGTTTTAAAAATTATAAAATTGCAATGCTATGCAGTTTTGATACATCATTAGAACCAGCTAGAGGTGGTTATTATGGGGGTGTATATAGCGGGTTAATTATGAATGTTTTTGATTCCGTTTCGGATGCCAATGCTTTTATCAAAAAGGTAACTGATGCAAATAAATCGATTGGAATTTCATCAATTTTCATGTTGCCTAACTGTGCATATGATGAAAATATGTCATCAGGAGCTATAACAAGCGATATTCTCAGGGAAAAGAAACAGGATTCCATTGCTAGTTATACTCCTAAGAATAAGAAAGTGTTAACCTATCCTTATAATTTTTTATATGTTACTAACGGTGAGGGGACAGGCGCTAATTATGAATATGAATGCTTTGACGGTGAATCCTGTAGTTTTAAATTAGTTGCCTGTATGACAGCCAATCCAGAAATTATGTTAGTACCAGTTCGTTATAGAAACGTACCTGAAAATTATAATTTTGCTATAAATGTAGCAAATTTTCCACAATGTTCATGGTCTGTTGACACTTATAAACAGTGGTTAGCGAATAACCGTGCAGAAAGATGGGTCGGCTATGTCGAAACAGGACTAAAAACTGTGGCTGACGTTGGAACAGTAGTGGCAACAAAGGGGGCTAGTGGTGGGGAATCTACCATTAGCGATATTAGTAATATCGCCCACCAAGTCGCACAGCACTATGATAGGTCAACATTGCCACCACAAGCACATGGAACAATAGCCAGCAGTGCGTTAATTGCTAATCGTAAAAAGGGATTTCATTTCTATAACGTCCAAATTCGGGAGCAGTTTGCTAAAATTATTGATGATTATTTTGATATGTTCGGATATGCCACTCATAGAGTAAAAACACCAAACCGCACTAGCAGACCACATTGGAATTATGTTAAAACCGTGGGTTGTAATTGTCGGGGGAATGTACCTGCTAATGATTTAGCAAAAATCCGTCAAATACATGATAACGGTATCACATACTGGAAAAAGGGGTCAGAAGTCGGTGACTATTCTTTAAATAATCATTAAAAGGAGGTGATAATTTGGGAAGAAAAAATAAGCAGATGGAAACAACCGCAATATTAAATAATCAGGCATATAAGCATTATTTAAACTTACTGACAGAAATCGGTCTAAATATGTTTGAGTGGACAGGTCTTCCATACAGTATTGACCCACGTTTTCTGGAATTATGTTTATTTAATGATGGGTATTGTTTATATTTTGATGATGAAGTCATGGGAAATTTAGCATTACAAAGCATGTTAGGCGGTCAGCTTGACGTTTATCAGAATCCTATCGAACGTACAGCCTATGCGGTAAACGGTTATCAAAATAGAAAAGATAATACTAACAGTGTAATTATTTATAATAATTATACTCATACTAATACAGCATGGGGTGTTAATTATTTTGTTAGAAAACTATATGAACTAGATAGAGCAATTGACGTGAATATTAAGGGTCAGAAGACTCCTGTAATCGTCAAAGCTTCTGAGAAACAGAGGTTAACTATGATGAATTTATACATGCAGTATGATGGAAACCAACCTTTCATCTTTGGCGACAAGAATCTAGATATGGATTCCATGAAAGTCCTCAGAACTGATGTCCCATTTATTTCTCCTCAATTGTATGAAATGAAGCAGAAAATTTTTAATGAAGCATTAATGTTTTTAGGTATCACTTCTAGTAATACGGATAAACGAGAACGATTAGTTACGGATGAAGTATTATTAAATTTAGGTGACGTTTCTGCAATGAGAAGATGTCGATTAAATAGTCGACAGAATGCATGTGAACAAATCAATCGAATGTTTGGAACTGATATTTGGGTTGAGTATGCAGAAACAGATTTCTACAATAACAACTCTTTAGAAGAAAGTTATGGAGGTGATGGAAATGGCAATGAAAACAGCGGTGAGAACGATTAGTGATGATTGCATCAAATTAGTGAAACATTTTGAGGGATGCAAACTCACAGCCTATAAAGATGAAGTGGGGGTCTGGACAATTGGCTATGGAATAACTAATGCAGATAAAAAGATAACAGGCGCGACTATTAAAAAGGGAAAGAAAATTTCACAAAAAACCGCTGATAAGTGGCTTCGAAAATCTCTTATCAGAAAATATCTTCCATTAGTGTTGAAATATGATAAAAAATATCATTTTTCACAAAACGAAGTTGACGCATTAGTTTCCTTTTGCTATAATATAGGCTCTATCCTTCAGTTAACCAATAACGGGAAAAGAACTAAAAAAGTCATTGCCACTAAAATGTTATTGTATAATAAGGCAGGCGGAAAAGTGTATCGTGGTTTAGTTCGTAGAAGAAAAAGCGAACGAAATCTATTTCTCAATGGGACGGTGAAATTTTATGAGTAAATACACAACCGAAGTTAGATACATCGTGGAAACGAAAGCAGGATTAAAAGAAAGCGTGGGTGCTTCTAAAATTAATGAAATTTTAGAAAAGGCAATACCTGAAATTTTTAATTTTGATTTTCCGATTTTTGACGAAGATTATCGCTCGATTCTTGAAAAGAAGATATTGCGTCATTTTTATACTCGTGAAATTGGTTTTGAAACTGTGGGTCTGTGGCAAATGAATTTAGAAACAAAATTGAATGAGATTATGCCGTTATATAATCAATATTATAAAAGTACATTATTAGAATATAATCCTTTGATTGATATTGATTTATACACCAAAGCTGACACTAATTTTAATAGTAAATCTACAGGAGACGCAACATCCAAAAGTGATAGTACTTCAAACGGAACGGATAATATTACAACAGGAAATGATAGCACAGAAAAAACTACTAATAACAGTACACGCTCAAATGAGGGTACTAGTACTGACTATGATAAATACAGTGATACTCCACAGGGTTCTTTGACTAACGTTAAAAATGACCGCTATTTAACGAATGCTAGAATGAAAGACGGTAGTCATGAGGATAGTACCACGGAAAATAGTAGTTCTAGTGCAACAGCTAAAACCACTGGTGAAACACATGGAACTTCTTCTAACACAAGTAAAATAAATTCTAATACTAAAAGTAACAATGAAATTAATAATATAAACGATTATCTACAACATATCAGTGGAAAAACGGGGTCTAAAACTTACCCACAAATGATAAAAGAATATAGAGATATATTTCTTAATATTGATATGATGATAATCGGGGAACTCGAAGAGTTATTTTTTCAATTATGGTGAGGAGGTATAAAATGAACGATTTACCAAATATCAACGATATTGATTTAACGGGATTCACTGACGCTGATTTTAAAATGCTGTCCACTGTTCGTGGCTGGTGTTATAAAATTCTACCGTTAGTATATGACGATAGTATTTCATACTATGAAACACTTGCAAAAGTGACTGAGACATTGAATGATTTAGTTAAAAACAATAATATCATTCCTGAATATATGATGAAATTAATTCTGCAATATATTAATAGCGGAAAAATTGGCGAAATTGTACAGGAAATTCTTGCTACTTACATTTTAAACGTAAAATATCCGCCGAATGGAATAACACCTGCTGTAGGTGATGGCTCTTCGGACGACTATGACGCAATCCAAGGATGTATTAATTATGCATCCGAAAAGGGTGGTGGAGCAATCTATTTTCCTGTTGGAACATTTTTCACGTCTCCACTCACATTGCCTGAAAATGTGAGTTTGTATGGTTTTGACAGATACAAAAGTAAAATTATGTTAAAACCTAAAGATACTAATAAATTTTTACTCAATATCTCTGGTTCAAACCATCAAATTTCTAATTTAGGTTTTGATGGAAATTCTGATAACCAGACGCAGGAAGTGCCTGCAATTACAACAGTAAATAATGTTAGTAATTTATTATTGACTAACTTAATAATTCAAAATGCTTCTACCGCACTAAATTTAAAAGGTGTACATTCCCATTCTCAATTATCAGATATTGTATTATCACAATATCGAAAAGTAGCACTATCAATTACTGACGGAGAGGGAATCCAGATGGATAACATTTACTTCACATCTGATTTCGCTAACGTCACGGATTGTATCACTATTAATAATGGTAACGGGCATATTATAAGAGGATTATATAATAATATTCACCCAACATTGTCTAAATTAGTCAAACTGACAGGTTGCAAAAATTGTAATATTGAAATTGACTACACTAGCGGAATTGTGAAAGATTTCACTTATGAGGACAATGGGTCTGACAATAATATTCGATTAGGTTTATCAGAAAAAGTTGTCCGAAATAGTGTTTCTTCTAATATTAAAAATATTAATTTAGCCGTTAGCGGAGACTTTACAGAAAATACAGAAAGTCGAACTAATATTTACAATAAATTAGACGAAACCGTCAATGAAAAAACAGAAGAAATCTTAAAAACAGAAGTTAAAACAGTTCACGACAATAGCAATGAAATTTATGCAGCCGATAAAACGATTGATATTACAGGCAATAAAACTGAAAGTGTAAATGGCGATGAAACTTACACGGTAAACGGAAACACAGATAAACATTTTAACGGTGATTATAATTCCAATTTCAAGAAAACGCCTGAATTACATTCGGAAAGTGGCCACTTTATTGTATCATCACCAGAACGAAGTGTTGATATTTTAAATCTTAGTAATGATATGAGCAATTTACTCTATCTTACTAATGAGGGTACACAGAAATTCCGTTCCGCTGATTCTCGTTATGCTCAAGGTTTTGCAAGGTCTGATGATACTATCATGGTATGCTTGCGTGATGCCGACGAAACAACATGTGATATACTCTTTTACACAATGGATGGCATTCTAAAAAATAAAGTTGTGAGAACGGATGTCGGTCACGCTAACGGGGCTGATTATGGTTGGGGGTTGTTCTGGATTACATCGTGGAAACTGGATGGTACATGGAATGGATTAATAAAACTTGCGCCAAATGGCACGGAACGAGGTGTTGCCAGTGTAAATGGGTTAATTTTAGGTGATTCTTTGGTTGCCATTACAATTGACCGTGTGAACGGAAAAATGTATGGCAGGGGCAGATGGTGGGATGTTTATGAGTTAATACCAAATGATAATGTTGACCCTACTACATTTACAGCGTTTAGAATTGCAGGTGCTCCTGATGTCAGCTTTTCTTATACAGCACAGGGAATGGGGTATTATGATAATATGTTGTTTTATCCAATTTCAGAACCTAGTGGAATAATTATAACTGACTTAAAAGGAAAGGTTTTAGCATCATATAATACTTATCCTTTTGCAGGATTATTCAGAGTAAAAGAACTGGAAGATATGCAGATTGATGAAACAACAGGTGTCGCTCACTTCTTCTCAACATTTAATCTACCTGATGCCGCTAAACCGACAGCTATTTTGCAGTTCTCAAAATACAACCTATCTAAGCCAGAATGTGTTGACATTGATAATGTAGACACATATAACGACCACCCTACTCTTACCGTAGATAACTCAGAATTTTATTTCGTAAGAGGTACAAAAGAGAAACCATTCTATGATTTGTGGGAAGCAATTTTCGCTTCATATGCTTTACAGGCATTAGGGCAAAGAGGTGTAACTATTAATGTCACTAAAACTGATACAGAATATACTTGTGGTTCAATCAGAGGAAATGGAATTGCAATTTTAAACGGAAATAACGCTATCGTTGACGCATTTTCAGTTAGAGGAGCAAGTGGAGTATTTAATTCATTACAAGTTAATAATGGAATAACCGAAAATTCATTCTTTGTAGTAGACAATTTCCACGGTACTCTAAACTCCATTCATGCTGTTCCTACTACTCACACGCAAACGGTTTTATTTAATTGTTCACATAGTATCTGTTATATCAGAGATATTTCCGAAAAAACGTTTAACTATGCAATACGATGCGCCCAGTCAATTATCGGGACTTATGATAATGTTAAGTATATGCTACCTGATTCTGCTCCCGTCACTTTAATAAATGGGATTGACTGTGGAATCGTTACTTGCACTACAGGCGGTAAAAAATATAACACATTTGAAAAGTGTAAATGTGAAAAAAACAGTGGATGGAATCGTTTCACAGAATATGTCATTGGTCATGATGGTATTAGATACCCAATGTCCGGGTCTGGTACTATTACTTTAGCGAATGGAAATAAAATTACAATGACAGTTGCTAACGATGGTATCACATTTAAAGCGACTACACAAGTAGACATTAGATTATATCTAAGATAATAAATATTAAAGAAAGG